GCGGCTGCCGGTCATTAGGCCGCTGATTACCGGAGCAGGCTGTTCGCGGGCCTGGGCGAGTTGACTGAAGGATTCGAGGCCGGACCGGCGAACGGCGTTGAGGCGTTCCTCTTCGTCGCGCTTGGCCTTGGCCTCATCGGCTGAACGCTGGATCGCCTCAGTTTGTGCGGCCTCCTTGAGACGGTTGGTCTCCGCGTCTAGCGCGTTCTGCCGCTCGGTTTCGGTCTGGGAACCGGCGGGGGCCGGTAAAATGGTGGCTGGGACGGGCTCTGGACCAGCGGCGGGGAGGGCGGCTTGCGCGGCGGAGGGTTCAACGCTCGATGCGGGCTCGGGAGAGGCCTCATTCGGGCGTTCCTCCGGGTGATGACCGGCCGGCGTGCAGTTCATCTTTTCGCGCATCGCCTTGATGCAATCGCCCGCGTTGTAGCGGATGCCCTCATGCTCGATCACATCGTCCGAACCGATGCAGTGGACGGCGTTGTTGCGGACGATCTCGACCGCCTCGCCGATGTTGGCACTCTTGCCTTCGCCCAAGTCCAGTTTGGACGTGGCGGAAATTTCGGTCACTTGCTCGGTGGTCGTGCCGTCGGCACCCAGGAGCTTTTTGATCCATTTGAACTTCATGGGCGATCCTTCAACTGAGTTTGTGCGGACGATCTCGGCCTCCTCGTAACGCGGCTGTACGCCGGGCTTGAGGAGGGCCAAGTGATGAAAGCGCAGGTTCTCGATCTCGCGGTCGTAGCGGTTGTTCAGCCACGTTCCGCCCGGACCGTAATCCTCGGGCAAAATTCGCGTGCCGCTGGAAACCTTCCAACCGTCTTCGATGGCCTGTCGCGCCTGATCGGTTTCAATCGGCCCCTCGCAGTAGTGCCAGCCTTTTTCGGCGTCGAACCCCACCTTATCGACCTTCCCGTTTTCCAGGTCGGTGAAATCTGTGACGGTGGTCGGGACGTGCCCGAAGATCAGCGGCGCGCCGATGAACGTCTCCAGCGCCTTGTCGATAGTGGGCTTGCGGAGCAGCTCCTTGCCGCCGCCCTTTACATCCGAATAGTTGATTATTCCCGGAGTGGCGAACCACGCCTTGAACCGTTTTCCGCCGTCAACCAGGTTGATCCGCTCGATGTAGAGATCGGCGGGCGCTTCCTCGTGAGAGGAAGTTTCAGCGGGGGATTCTAGGGTGGCGTCAGCTAACAATCATTTTGATTGCGGGCTATGCGGGGCTCGCGGTTCGAGCTGCGCTTCAAATTTTAGCCGACTCAGTGAGCTTTTACGGCTCGATATTGATAAATCAAGCCTTTTTCTTTTTTCTTCCTGTCTGGCTATCTCTTTGGCGAGGGCGTTTATGCGCTCGATAGCTGGATTTAAGTAACCCATTTTAGCAGGAGTTTGCCGTTGAAATCTCGGGACGTTTAGAGTTCATGCGGCCTTTCTTTTCGCCTGAAGATTGATCAACGGACGACTGACGCAGCGGCAATTCGGACCCTCTCCTGGATGGCCATGAATTCCTCTCGCTCGATCATTGACCGGAGGGTTGTCCCATTCCTGAACCGTCCCATCCAGTAAGCGATGATCGGGCCGCACACGCTCATCGTGTCTCGTGAACCAAATGTAGTCGGTCGAGCCGATGGCTTGAGCCCGGACTCTGGCGAACTGCGCGGCCATCATCGAAGTCTCCTGGCGAGCGAGAAACGCCGCTTTCCGCTCCGATACTTCAAATCGCTCCTGGATGATCTCCTGCAAACGGTCGAGCCGGCCGCCCTCACGCCAGTTCTCTTCGACCAGCAACCGAAGTTCAACCGTCTCTTCCTTAGTAAAATCTTTTATCGGGTAGGCTAGCGATTCCGTCAGGTTCTCCCGGACCTGGCGGACAATCTGATCGGATACGGGAGGCAAGACCGCCATTTCGTACTCGGTCGATTCCTCGGTCGCTGCTTTGACGGAGGCGGCGAATTGCCGGTCGTACTCGCTGACCATTTGGCGCGCCGGTTTCTCCAGGTCGAATCCGAGCACCTTTGAGGCCAGTACTCCGGCGGCGATCAGGCCGAGAAGTAGGATGATCCGGTCGTGGATTGATTTGGATCTTTCCTGGGAGGCCGCGATGGCCCCGCGTAAGGAATAAGGCGTGTCGGAGATGGCCAGCGCGAAGGTCTTCTTTGTTGGGTTGAACTTGGCGCCGATCTTGCGAAGTTCGAGGGAAATTGCTGAGTTGAATTCTCCAAAGAAAACTCCGTTCGCGTAACTGACTTGGCCACCATAGAGCGCGGCGGTCAGCGCCGGATTGTCCTGAACGAAATTGTTCCGCTCATGCTCGAACTCGTCGAACAATGGCTGGAAGAGCACCTCCCGGAACCAGCCGATGATCTCACGTTCGAGTTCCTGCTCGATCTCTGGCGAAGGTATGATCGGGTCGAGTGCGACCTTCATGGATTATTTGGACGGCTTCTTTTTGTTACCAGCGATGGCCCGCTTTTACTTTTGCAGCTCTTTGACCATGCGAATGGCCCGCTTGATTGACGGCGTAGTCCGGGGTTGCGGAGGCGGCTCCAAATTCTCTGGCGATAGCCGATAGGAAAGAAATGAGCCCAGTTTTCTGAATGTAAATAAAGGCGAGCCATCCGAAAAAGTCCCATAGAATGTCTGTATTCTCATTTCGACACCGTTTGCCGTTCCTCTCATGAAATTTTGCCAGTCATCCATGTTCATCAGGATGACCGCACTATTGCATGCCGTCATCCCCAGATAGGCTCCCACGAACGAAGTGGGAGCATTCTCTTTAATGAATTTCTCGGTTAGATGAGCAAAAATAATGTCGCCGTAGCGCAGTCTCTTGCTGGATATTTTTGGAGCAAGTTCGTTGCATCCGTATTTCACGCCGTTCGAATCTTTCATGGTCAAGCTGCTTTCTTCTTTTTCTTATTATCGTCGCCCAGCACGCGACTCTTCCCCTGGTGCTTCTCCGCCGCCAATGCGAACTGCTGCTGCTGGGCATCCGGCGAAATCACCTTCTTGCCCTTCAGGGCCGCCGTGTCGATCGGTAGCAGGTTGTCAGCTCGGAGTGCCTCCGATGCTTCCTTCGCGTCGTAAAGCCCACGGTCGTAAAGTTCCTGGACTCGATCCTGCTTCGAGGTGTTCACGATTTCCGTGTCGGTCGCCTTCATCACCCGCAGCGAAGGCCATTCGGTTTCGAGATCGTCCGGGATGAAGCCGAAAAGCTGCTGACAGCGGAGGGCCGCGCAGTCGATCACCAGCGGATCAGCCGTCTCGCGCAGGCTCTCGACAATCGCGTTGTAGTTTTCCAGAGAATCTTCCCCAGACGAGAATCCGCCGGCACTCTCACCGAACAGTTTATTGCGCGGGAATTTCAGGTCGGAGCAAAGGTTGAGCCGGAGCTGCTCCCATGCGTCGGACAGGCCGGTGAAGATCGACCCCAATTGCTTCTGGGTGTACTCGTCCTCCTTATCCATCACGATGGCGTTGTTGAAATTCTTCAACTGGTTCGTCATCTCCACCGCTTGGCGAACCCGCTGCGTTCCCGCCTCCGAGATCAGCAGCGAATTGTAACCCTTCATCCGCCAAACGTCGATCTTCGCCTCGTCCAGCAGTTCAAAGATCAGATTCTCGAATTTCAGGTAGGCATTGATCGTCCGGACGCATCGTTCGATCTCGCTCATCCCCCAGCCCTGAAGGCGAAGGCGTATGTACGACGGCGCCTCGTTCCAGAGAAACTTGAACACCCGAGTGGTGTGGATCGGGTAGCCGTAATAGTCGTACGGCATCGGCGTCTTGTAGTCGAAGATGTTGATGTTCGACAGGACCAACTCCCAACGGTCGGCCGGGATGAAAACAAGTGGCGAGTCCTTCCTGATCCGCTCCGGGTCAAGCTCCTTGCGGAAATCCTGATCGGTGTTGACGATCAGGCCCCCTCCGCCGTAGAGCCTCCCCCAGCAGAGGGCGTGCTTGATCGCCGACATATCCGAGCGACTAAGATCGGCGCAGGCATTGTAGTTGACCCATCCTCCGACCGTCCGGGCCATCTTCCGCAGCGCCTGGGCCGACTGCGTTTTCTTCATCGCCCGTTCCAAATCCTTCAACTCATCGGCGTCCAGCTCCGCACTCTTGATCTTCACCCCGCCGCGAAACGCATCGTCCACCGGCTGTTTGACCAGCGTCTGCACCAACCCATGCGACATGTAGGCATAGCTGAGGAGGATTCGGTTGAGCGTTACCGGCGTGTAGGCCTGGGAATTGGCTATCGTGAACGGCTGGCTCAGGGTGTTTCCCTGGCCTGGTCCGCCGGCAAAGACGCCGTTCAGCAGGCCGCCAAGACCCCAGTTTGACGGCCCGGCATTCAGCCGCTCCACGTCGCCCTTGATCGTCGCCAGTTCCTCCTTGAATCGCTTCACCAGCGTCTCGGGCGCGATACGGGCCTCTCGGCCAAATTGGTCGAGTACGTTTTCGGGGATGCGCTCGGACGTTGTGATGGGCAAGCTGAAGCGGGACGGTCGAGCCAATTAGGACCGGAAATACCCTATTGCAAGCAGTTTTACGCCAACTGATCCCCTCAACAGCGGATCGAGAATATCCTTGGCCCGCGTTTTTTATGGTAGAGCGCAGTCGCGGAGCGCGCAGCGAACAGGCGCGAACAGCCCCTTCCATGCTACAGCATGGTCGATCTGTCCCGGAGGCAGAGGGAGTGATGATGCAACCCTTTTTCCGCGTATCCGAGAACCGTTTGATGTGACCGAGCCTCGAAGAGGGCAAGTTGGCTGGGTCGGGTTCGTTGGGCGCGTAGCCTCTCGCGTTTCGGCGGTTGAACTGAGAGATTAACGCCATTTAGGCGTCCGGTGCCAATGAGGGCTGATACGTGGCCGGAACCCTGCGGTCTGATAAGACACAAGAAGCAAAATCGACATCTTGGCCGGGATGCAACAAAAAACCCGCACCAGCTTTTGAAGGCCGATGCGGGAATAAGCGTCTTATCAGGGCCGCTTGAGATCAATCGGGAATCTTGAGCCGAATTTCCTTCTCCGCAAGCCCATATTTCTCTTTCTTGCCCAGATGCCCCCCTTCTCCCCCGTAGCCGCAAAAGACCGTGATCCCAACCTTGTTTTCATCGGAATGCCGGCGACGGGCGAACCGTTATTCAAGCTGGCCCGGACGATTGCCAGCCTTGAGGTCTGCCCGAACGACCTGGGCCTGAAGTTCGTCTTCCGCAAAGTTGGAGGCCAGGGAGTCGCGAAGGCGCGGAATATCCTGACCTACATGGCCAGGTGCAGTGGAGCCAGCCGGATGATAATGGTCGATAGCGACATGGCGGCCGAACCAGGTCACTTCTTCTCCCTACTGTCCCACAAGGAACCGTTCGTCGGCGCACTCTACCCCAAGAAGGAAATCCCTCTCCGGTGGGTCGGAGAATTCATGAAGGTTGAGCCGAAGCAGGCTCATCCCCTTGGACTCTGGCCTATGTATTCCTTGGGGGGCGGACTGTTGAAGATCGACCTCTGGATGATCGACCAGATGATCGACGCCTATCCCGAGCGCGCCTATTTAAGCGATGATGAGGCACCGGTCGTTGGCCTCATGCGCAATCAAGTCATGTATGATCTTTGGGGCCAAGGCGTGGTGCGCGATCCCTGGCTGGAAGGTAAGAATGAGGCGAGATATTTGACCGAAGATTATTATTTCGCCCATTTGTGGCGGAAGATCGGCGGAAAATGTTTCGTGAATCCGTTTTGCCAAGTCGGGCACGTCGGCGCGGCGGACTACCTGGACTTCAATTCTCTGCTTGAAGCTCAAAAGCCGGATCTCACTTCGCCTTCACCCGCATCAACTCCGCCTTCAGCAGCTTCCGAGCCCTAGCTTCTCTGGCTGAATCGCCTGCCTGTTGGGCGTTGGAGATCGCCCGTTCGAGGCGGGCAACCAGAGCAGTATCGGCCGTTTTCTTTGACGGCGTTGAGGCGACGGTGGGGCGAGCGACTCGAGGCGCGGAGGGCTTGGACGACTGGCCGAAGAGTTTTTGGAGGAGGTTCATGTGATTCCGAGGGCTTGCAGGATGGATATTCCTTCGCCTAAAAGATTGGAAATTGCTTGGCTGCAAGCATCTACACAATCGTCGTGAGCGTGGCTCATATCTTGCGAGAATGCCGCGCACTCATCCATAAAATCCGGCAGCCATGGCGCACGAATATCGCCATCGACCGGCACGAGCACAAGCCCCGTTTCGATGAAGGCCAGAATGTCGGATACGCGTGCCGCCTTGTCCTTCACGACCTGGATTGGCGTGGCCGGGATGCCGCCTTGGTTCAGGACGGAGATGATGCCCGGACCGGCCGCCGTGTCTTCGATGATGAATCGGGTGACCGGGTAGTGCTCCTGGGCGTTGTTGTGCTTCAGGTAGAATTGGATGGCGATGCGGGTGAACTCCGCTGAGTTGCATTGGAGGCGAACCTGATCGAGCAGGTAGCACTTCCCGCCCGCGCGCCCCCAACATTGGATAACCCAGTAGTCGTTTTCCTGTCCCTTCTTCAACGCTAGATCGGCGCTCAAAATCTTCTCATCCCACGCCAATTCGTAATCGTTGTGCCGGGCGAATTTATCTATCGGGATGAGGGAGCCCGACAAGTTGGTCGGACTCTGCTGATAGACCGAATCACGCACAAAACGGCCAAGGCGTGTGCGACCCAACATTTCCCAACGCTCATCCGAGAAGGTCATCGGGAACAGGCTCTTTCCGTCTCTGAAGCCGGGATATTTCAGGATCAGCGTCTCCTCCGGGTAGGTGCGCTTGAAGTACTCCACGAGGTCGGTCAGGCCCAAGCGTTGGGCGATGCCGATCACCGGACACCAGCGGTCGGAGTTGCGGCGGTGGAGCATCGGATTCTCCACCCACATTTCCAACTTGCCAGCGACGTTCTTTGACAGGACTTGCTCGGGCTTGGCCGGATCGTCCAAGGCGATGAATCCGCCGGCCGGTTCCTTCAGGCCTGCGCCCTTGCCCAGCAGTTCGCCGCCCACGCCCTCCGCGTAGGCATTCCCGCCGAAGATCGTGCTGAGATGGCCCGCCTTGTCGCCATGGATCAGATCTCCGAAGAATTGCTGATACCACGGTTGTCGCATGGTCGAGGCCACCCGGGCAAGGGACAGGCTGGCCAGGCCGTCGGTATAGCCGGTGAAGATGTCCTGGGAACCTGGGAAGTAGCCAAGGGACCAACTGCCCAAAGCCTGCATTATCGTCGTCTTGCCGGTCCGTGGCGGCATCGTCAGCCAGATGAACTGCTGCTCAAGTTCGCCCAGGTAGGCCGCCTCCAGCACGTCGCAAATGTCGTGGTGGGTCTGCGTCAGTTCCAACAGCAGCTTGTTTTCTGGGACGAATAGGTCCGAGAAATACTCCCAGAGGGAAATGTAATCGGCGAGGGGATCGGCTGCGACTGCGGGTTCGCTCACGGTATTGGGAAACGAAAGAAGTAGCGCGGAGCTTTGAAAAGGATGTCGCAAATGTCGTTCAGGCGATGTCCGCGAAGGATTGGGCCAACGCCTTGTTTGCTCTCCCAATTGTCGGGTCCGATCATTCGGGCCGAGTGGGTGACGTAGCCGCGACTGTCGGCGTAGAGACACGCCTGCTGGAGCTTTTCGCTGAACGGCTGGAGTGAGCCTTCTCGCCAACCGATTCTTTTCAGGGCCTCGCGCCAACAGGTGATATGCTGAGAGGGGAAAATCTCAGTATCCCAGCAGCATTTCTCGTGGCTTAGGAAATCCGGTCCAAACCAATGCTCTTGCTCGAAAGTATGGGCATGGCAGTTGGTCGTCCTGGGAGCAGCGATCAGCGTGATGGGGCGGTCCTTCAGGCGTGGATAGCAAAGCAGCACATTGCTGCAATTAATCCTATCGCTGGTGCCCTCGGTGAGGCAAGGGAACCGTTCGGCCTTCGCTCCGTACCGCTTGATTAGCTCCTTCTCACGTTCCTCGTAAACGGCTCGGATTCTTTGGCTGGATAGCTTCACGGCTCAACCCGTACCACCAAACGCCTGAGCGGCACAATCATTTCCAGTGACGAGGATTTCATGGTGCGGCGAGAGGCTTACCCATCCAACTGCACCCATAGAAAGCTCGGTTCATGTCGCAGTACTGCTTGTGGGTTCTGGCCGCCTGAACCTCCTCGTGACTTACCGCCTCTAGCACTTTCTTTTGCGCTTCCCGATCAATCTCATCCCAGCGGTGGCATTCATGGATGAACTCCACAAGCTCCAACCGCCTGATCCGTGATCCGGTGATGATGCCGAGGAATTTCCGGAGGGCTTGGATCATAGCAATGGAGTCATCGGTTCGATTGTCGGCTGTCCCTTGAACTCAGGAGAATTGTCCTTGGCAATCGGCCATCTCGCTCGCTGTTCCTCTAGCTTTGCTTGCCGGTCTTCCGCAAGACATAGTTTGGCGTGCTTAGTGATTCGGCCTGTAGCGATCTCCCGAAGCTCGCCGTAAACAACAGACTGAAACGGACCCTCAAAGATCGGCCCCCATTCGCCTTTATCGTTCAGCACCCATCGAGGCTGCTGCGAAGGCCGAGTCGCAATCGGACCTGTCACCCACTCGAATTTGGGCCGACGAAGATTGAGAAGGCTGCCTTCCTGGTCTTCGCGTAAAAATCTTTCCTGTTCGTCAGACATGCCGGGACGCTACCCAACCGGACACGAACGCCTCCAACCTTCAAGATTCTCGCTCATCCCTCGAACTCCTTCCTTCGCCGCACAATCTCCACCAACTCTTCTTTGGTGTAGCCACCCCAGGCTAATTCTCCGTTGGGGCCATGCTCCCATATCGGGACCATCCCTTGTTCGGTGGTGCCCCTCAATTTGAAGTCTGTGGGGTGGAAGTTGCCGAGTTCGTCTTTGATGAGGTGGCCGACTTGCACGATCTTGGCGCGGGGGCGATTCTCCCAGGCTTTGAGGTGGGCTCGGGCGGCGCGGAGAGTCGAACGGTAGGCCAGGAAGGCGTCGAATGTCCGCACGAGGTTCCGGGCTGTGACGTACCCGAAGGCGAAGAACATGCCGGCGAGGAAGGGTTTCATGCGCTCGGCTCCGGTGGAATTCCCGCGATGCCCGCATCCCAATTCTTTTTACGCTCTCGTTGCTGCTCTGAGATGGCGTTCCAGTCAATCGGGATATTCTCGCCGAGTTTGGCCAGGAGAGCATCAGCCATATTCACCGCGCAACTGGCTATTTTCTCCCGAGTCGGCTCCAATTCTTTCGCCACTTGGTTGAGAATCGTCTGCGCGAATACCGTCGCCATCCACTCGCGCTTTGTCAGGTCTTTGGGCAGGTCGCTCATTTCCGTTTCTGGCTTGGCCGAAGGATCGGCCCTCCGGTTCGTTGGGGGAAGGCGGTGATCGGCCCAGCTGATCTCTCCACGCTAGGCCGTTCGGCGGGTTCGATCTGCACCGTGATGGTGTTGCAGGGCGAAAAGGCGTCGACGATCAGATCGGTCATCGTGCAGCCCCGTTCCTTTGCCCGGCTGGCCAAAATCTCACGGATTTCCTTCGGCAGCTTGAAGGAGCACAGTTTGAGATCGGTCGCCATGGCGTACATATGCATCCTTCTTTTTGCCCCCTGGTCAACCAGAATCGTATATACCTAGGCCGGTTTCTCTGGTTCGGGGGCTGGCGGTACATACGGCGGCTCAATCTGAGCCACCTCTGTCGGTGCCGCCAACTCCACCGGCCGATCCCTCACCAACCGTGCGGCCTTCATCTCGGCCAACCTGTCTCGGGCACTCATCTGCCGGACCAGCACACCCAGGCTCACCGCTATCGGCTGTCCGTCCTTGCCGGTCAGCTCCCGCTTTTCTGGCGCCCGGTCGCCTGAGATGTCCGAATAGACTTTGATCGACCTGGCTCTTGCCTGGGCCATCGCTGCGGTCTTGCCAGGTAGTTGCGCGTCTCGGGCGAGGATTTCTAGGCGGTCATTGAGGCTGAGAATGGTTCGGACTTCGGAGCGGCTTCGCAGCTTATCGACCATTCGGCGGACGTGCTCACGATTCATCACGCGATGCGCTAAGTGATTGAGCGAGCTGATGTTTTCGGTCTTCGGCTGGTAGGCTTCGATGTAGGCATCCTGCTGAGTTTTGCCCGCAACAATCAGCCGAGCAAACTGAGCTTCTTTCTCGGTCGCAATGCGCCGAGGCTTTTTCAGCCCCTTAAATGGGCCATCCGTTACTACCGTCATATTAAAGGTCTATGACTGTTATGGGCGAGGCGTCAAGTTGGTGATACCCAAAGGCATCGGTCCGCGATGCAACGCAAGGTGATGCGCTCGACAAAGCCAGATGATCTCCAGCGGCTTTAGGTAGTCGGGATGGTGCTTTTCCGAGTTGGTGTCGCCGCAGACTTGGCAGGGCTGGCGGATGATCTTTCCCCGGCGTTCGTAGCTGTTGGCGTAGGCTCGGCAGTTGTTTTTAAGGCGTTGGGCTTTGGTGAGTTGGTGGGTGGCCCGGAAGCGTCTCATGCCGGCCGCTCGGCAGACTCGACAGTGGCGGGGAGCCAGGGGGTTTACTCTGTGTCCGCAGACGTGGGTCTTCATGGTCAAATTGCGCTGAGGAAATAACACTTAGTCTATGGCGTGGAGTGGGATGTGAATAGTTCCATATGGAACTATTTCCGGTTCTCGCGGAATTTCTTTAGCGCAGAGGCACGTTGAGCCGCATTTTCTGGCCGCACTGCATGCAGATTTTTAGCCTTCGGAAGCGCCGCGAGTGCCAACGCCGCCTCTTGGCTGATTGGGTTGCGGGGCCAGCCAGCCTCGCGGCGCGCGATAGTTTCACGAGAGACGCCGAGAGCATCGGCGAGCCCGGCCTGTGTGTAGCCGAGAGCGATGCGCTTCGCCTTGTAGTCTGTGGCGTTCATCGTTGCAGTCCTTTTGCTCTTTCGGACTCGGCGTCTTTACGCTCGGCCACTCGGGCATTTCAGGATGCGCCCGCTCGTGCAGGTTGTAGGTGACGACGCCCAGGGCGATGAGGGTGGAAAGGAAGAGGAGGCCGCAGAGGGTTTTCATGGGGTTTAGCCCAACAGCAGAGGCATTTTGCCGCTTCGAGTTGCTTCCTCAAGTTGAGGAATGATCTTGTCTCCCAACGTCTGACCCTTCGGGCCAATGACAAAATGCGGTAGAAATTCCGTTTCAAACGAAGATATTCCGCTGCGAACCGTCTCCAGTTTTGCTTTGATGCAGAGCGCCAAGGAACGCCAGCGTTCCCGGCACGCCTGTTCCCAATCTCGATACTGCGCTTCGGGGGATTGCTCTACCTGTTTTTTGTACTTCTCCCGAGTGCGAAAGGCCGCGCGCTCCGGCAGCGGAAGAACAAATTTAACCCCTTTCCCATGGGCCTCGAAAAATATCATGGCCTGGGCTTGGTTGTTCATATACGCGAAGCTCTGCGCGCCGTAACGGGCGAGAACTGACTCAATCTCGGCGCGACTGCGCTCAACTGATACGGAAGTCCCAGAGGCGTAAGTGCTCACGGCTGATTGTCCCCCTCCGCCCTCCTAAACTCCTCAACGTCGCTCTCCGCGATCATCCCCGAGCGCAGCAGAAACTCCTCGTCCGATTCGCCCGGCCTCTCCGGTGGGTTCAGCGCGCTAACGTAGAGCCAGCCCAAGGACAGGAAGTAGGTCAGGACGGCGAGTGTGAGGAGAAGGGTCATGGAGTGGGTTCAAGGCTTTCCCTTGGTTCCCGTCTGCGCTGCCAACTGCTGCTGCAACGCCTGAATCTGTCGCTGCGCTGCATCCAACTGGATAGACGCCGATTCCACGTTGTTTTGGGCGGCGGTGTAGTCGCGGGCCAGCTTGTTGAACTCCGCTTGGGCTTCGGCGAGTTTGGCGGTGAGGTCCGCCACTTGGCCTTTGAGGGTTGTCACCTGGGCGGAATCGGGTGGCGGGGTTGCTGTCGGTTTCGGCGCGTCGGCCATCAGGGCCATCGGCGAGAGGACGATCAAGGCCACGAAGGCCAGGAGGAGGGCGGATTTGGTTTTCATGCGGAAAATTAGCAGCGCGATCAGAAAGCTCGGAGGAATCGAGTAGGCGACCGCCCACCATTTCGAAGACGACGGCACTGTCGGCCTCGCAGGTTTCTTGAGCGCACGATTGGCCACGAAGCACAATCCGCAGACGGCCATCCCCAGCAGGATCAGCGTATTGGGCGCATCCGGCACGTTCACCGCTCCGGCGTAAAAAGTCTGGGTCGGCGGGTCGGGCACAGTCTGGCCAGGATCGAGGTTGACGCTCCATTGGTCGGACCAGCTGAGCACGCCATCCACATCCGAGACCGAAATATCCTGGGCCATCCACTGCGTGTCCGAATAGATGGAATTTACCACCGTGGTTTGGTCGCCCTGGAGGAAGCCGGTGAGGCCGTCCACTCCCAACAGTTCGTCGAGAATTGTCCCGCCGTCCTGGTAGCTCAACAGGTTGACGTTCACGGTGTCGGTGGAGTTCGGGACGGCGAAGGAGGCGGAGGTTTCACCCAAGGGGATCGTGGAGAGCGTGCCGTAGAAGTCGCCGACGATTTGGCCGTCTGCCTCGTAGGTGACGTTGCTGCCGGGGTCGAGGTTGATCGGATCGGCGTGGAGGGCGAACGGCAGCAGGGCTGCGAAGAGGAGAATAGTTTTCATGGCGATAAAAGTTGGAGCTTCAGAAACTCACCCGGCGGAGAAGCTTCGCAGCAGTTCACGGTTTAGCAGAAAACCTAACTGCGGGCGCAAAGACATTTTAATTCGGACTTGCTAGCGTGCGACGTGACACTTTCGAGGGATTGAACCTTTCGGACTTGCGACGTGAGGCTTGAGCCTTGGGTTTTGCGTATATGCCGACCTACCA